CTGATATCGGAACACCTTCAACAAAGACTGTTGGTGCTCCGGGGCCGATAATCAATCCGCCTCCCGCCATATCAATACCTACTCTACAAGTTGTCATACTATTATTTATGCAGTTTCTACTATTTCAGCATCAACTTCTTTAGCATTGGCTACTAATTTAAGATAGTCTTCTTCAGGCTTCTGCAATGTAGGGCAAATAGTTAGAACTTTATTAAGGGAAAATATAACTTCACTTGAATTTCCTGTATACTGATAAGGTACTGCCGCAACTTCTCCGTCAGTAATTACTATTGTCATAGGATATTCACATGTAACGTTTTTATCTTTTGCAACATATCCTATCATCTTTGTAATAAGTTCTACTCCGGATGTTAGTTTTATTGTTACTGTTTTGCCAATAAGGCTTTTGATGTCATACATAATTTTACTCTGTGTGTTTGTTCTACTATTTATAATTAGTTATCTAATAGTTCTTGAATTTTAGGTATTGCAAATTCGTGTGACCATCCTTCTTGTGCTTGTGGACTTAAATGATGTGTATACTTTGAGCCTGGTTCTAATTCTAATCCTTGTTCCTGCATACGTTTGTGATCGCCTTGTAATGCATAAGAAATACCGGGTTCTAATAAATTTGCATCTGGTACAAAATCCCATAAGTGCCCATCTATAGTTAATGTAGGCCTATTATCATGGTCGCTACTTGATAGATTTGTTTGTGTTTGTTTAAATGTAAATGTATTTGGGCAAAATAAAAACTTTACATTGTTCTGTTGCATCTGGTGTACAGCACTTTGCATCATGTATATTTGTTTATGTGCTTCTAAATCATGATCATACATATTAAGATACCATTTCCTAAATGCATAAAATTGAGATTCTGTAAAGTATTGATCTAGCATCCACCAATTATAACATGCTTCTTCATATGTACAAGATAAATTATTTTCTAAAATACTTACAAGACTTTGGCTAGTAATTACCGGTGTATCTTCAGGATATTCAGGATGTTGTTTTCTTGTAAAGTTACCCTCAAGGGAACCATTACTTCCTTTTGTTTCTACATCATAGGATAATTGGGACAAACCCTTTTGTATATCATACTCTTTGCCTGTATTATTCCAACAAATTCTACATGCTGTAGTCCAATTTACAATTATAAAATCTGCTTTTAGATGTTTTATTGCATAGTCGATTTGCAGTCTTATACCAAAATTATCACAAGCAGGTCTGGCAATATTTTCATAATCCCATCCAAAATGTTTGGAAATGTAATAACCGTATTCTGTATCTAAGTTATTAGGGTCTCTTGAACTCCAACTACACCCACATACAACAAGTTTCATTACAAACTTAGGCCTTTAAATGTATCTTTAGACACATCTTGCTTTGTTCCGCCTATAACATAACTACTTATTTCTGTTTCTTGTGGTGCTACTTGCACACTACCTCCAGTGATCCATTGCTGGGTCCAAGGTAAAGGATTAGAGCCTGTGTTATATATCTTTTCTTGTCCTACGGCGTGCATTCTTTTACCAGCAATAAATTCTACATACTGACATAATAGTTCTGCATTTAATCCAATAATACTACCATCTTTAAATAAGTATTCCGCCCATGCTTTCTCTTGTTCTACAGCATCTACAAACATCTGTGTACACTCTGCATAAGTTTCCTTTTGTATCTTTGCAAAGTCTTTATCATCTTGTGGTAAAAGTTTTAACATTGTCTGTGTACTTGCCAAATGAACGTTTTCATCTCTAGCAATAAATTTAATAATTTTAGCATTACCTTCCATTCTTTTAAGTTCAGCAAATGCCCAACTACATGCAAAACTAACATAAAAACGTACACCTTCTAATATGTTTACACTCATTAAACACATCCATATTGCTTTCTTATGTTCATATTCGTCATACTTTTTACTACCTTGTTCTTTTAGTAAATTATGTTCTATAAGTTTATCGTAATTTGCTGTAATACTATCAGCACAATCTACAATTTCTTGTATGTCTAACATTTCATCAAATACTTTGCTAGGATTTGGATAAACATTTCTTATAATATGTGTGTAACTTCTACTATGTATTGTTTCACTGAACGCCCAAGTTTCAATCCATGTTTCTAATTCAGGAAGACTTACTATAGGCAGGAAAGCAATATTAGGTGAACGACCCTGCACACTATCAAGTAGTATTTGTCTTTTTAAATTACTTGTAAAGATATGTTGCTCATGATCTGTCAAGTTTTTAAAGTCAGTAGCATCTTTAAGAATGTCTACTTCTTCTGGTCTCCAAAAGAAACCTAATTGTTTATCTGTAAACTTATCAAACTGTTTATATTTAAGTGTATCAAATCTCTGCATGACTGGACCGCCAGTCGGATCTAGAAACATTGTTACTTTAGTATGATCTGCTCTATTTTTTGTATCTAATACTGTCATATTTTACAACTCTCGCAATCTTCATCGTCAATCATACCTGCTTCTAATTCAGGTAGATTGTCTTCTTTGTTAATATCTATTTCACCTTGTCCGTCGTATGTGTTATTGTAGTATAACTGTTTGCCACCATATTTATAAAAATTAATGACATCAGTTAGTAGAACACTCATTGGCACTTTTTCATCTTCAAAGTGTTCTGGATTGTAAGATGTATTTACCGAAATACCCTGGTCTATGTACTTCTGTAATACCGCCATGATTTTTAAATATCCTGCAGGAGACTTTTGTTCCCATAGTAAATCATATTTGTTTTTATAATATGGAAATCCAGGTACAACTTGTTTCAATACACCATGCTTACTTTGTTTAATACTAATATAACTTCTTGGTGCCTCTATACCATTTGTACTATTACTAATTTGTGCAGATGTTTCTGCAGGCATTAGTGCCATTAATGTACTGTTTCTAATACCATGCTCTTTTAAATCGCTTCGTAATCCTTTCCAGTCTTGTCTCTCTTTATGTTTAACTAAATCGTTAACATCTTCTTTATATGTTTGGTTAGGTGTTATACCATGTCCATATTTTGTTTCCATATTTTTAGGACATGCACCTTTTTCTTTTGCTAGATCGTTACTTGCTTTAATTAAATAATAACTCCATGCTTCTGCCCATTTATCTACTAAGTTTAAGTCTGGTTCTTGATATGTACTATTATTTTTGGCTAACCAATATGCAAAATTAATGATACCTATGCCTAAAGGACGTCTATTCATAGTACTTAATTGTGCCGCTACAACAGGGTACTCTTGATAGTCTAATAGTTCATCTAATGCTCTCACACTTAGATCACAGACCTTTTCAAGTTCCGTTGTATCTTTTAGTACACCCCAATTGATTGCACTTAAAGTACATAGACTAATTTCACCTTCAGGATCATTTATATCATTTAATGGTTTTGTTGGTAAATCAATCTCGCAACATAAATTACTTTGTTTAATAGGAGCAACATCTTCCATAAATGCACCATGCGTATTTGCATGATCTACATTCATTAAATATATTCTTCCTGTGTCTTTACGTTCTGTCATAAATGCGGTAAACAATTCTTGTGCAGGTATAGACTTTTTCTTTATACTTGTCATACGTTCTGCTTTTTCATAAAGTTCTTGGAATTTGTCCTGATCATTAAAAAAGGAATCATATAGTTCTGGAACTTCGTGAGGACTAAACAATGTGATGTTTCCGCCAGTTAAAAGCCTTTCATACATTAGTTTATTAAACTGTACGCCATAGTCCATATGACGCACTCTGTTGTCCTCTGTGCCCTTGTTATTCTTAAGTACTAGTAAGTCCTCAATCTCTAAATGCCAAATAGGATAGTATAGTGTGGCCGCTCCGCCTCTTACTCCGCCTTGGCTACAACTTTTTACAGCACTTTGGAACATTTTATAGAAAGGAATAACTCCTGTGTGAGTTGCATCTCCACTCCTAATCTTAGAACCTACTGCTCTAATACTTCCTCCTCCTATACCGATACCTGCTTTTTGACTTACATATTTAACTACAGCACTAGATGTTGCATTGATACTATCTAAACTATCACCTGTTTCAATTAGTACGCAACTACTAAATTGTCTTTGTGGTGTACGCACTCCTGCCATAACTGGTGTAGGCAAAGAAATTTTAAAAGTACTGATAGCATCGTAGTATGACTTTATATATGACATTCTAGTTTCTGCAGGATACTTTGCAAACAATGTTGCCGCAATCATCATATATGCAACTTGTGGAGTTTCAAAAATTTGTCCTGTTGCTCTATTTTGTACTAGATACTTTCCACGGAATTGTTCCATAGCCGCATAAGTTAAAACTTCATCTCTTTCATGTTTAATATGAGAATTAAGTTCGTCTATTTCTTCTTTGGTAAAGAGCTCTGTAAATTGAGAGTCATAAAATCCTGCATCTATATTTTCCTGTATGATGTCACAGAGGCAAGGAGGCTCAAATGTATTGTATACCTGCTTACGCAAATGATAGTTAATAAGTCGTCCAGCAACATATTGATAATTAGGAGAATCTTCGCTGATTAGATCTGCGGCACTCTTTATTAGTGTTTCTTGAATATCTTCTGTTGCAATTGAGTCGAAAAATTGTATCTTAGAATTAATTTCTACTTCACTTGCACTTACACCTGCAATACCTTCACAAGCATACATAACAACTTTGTGTAATTTTTCTACGTTAAGATCTTCTAATGTGCCGTCTCTCTTTTTTACCTGCATGTGTATCTGTGTCCTTAAAAACTATTTTTCCAACAAACATATTTATCCTTATTTTATTGTAACATAAAACAATATAAAATCAAGATATAATTTGTTCTTTTTGTATATTATGTATTTGGAATACTGTAGCATTTTCTTGGACAAAGTCCCAAGTATCTACTTTATTAGGCAAAAAATTATAAACTAAATTATTATGTAATATAACTAATCCAGAATTGCCTGTTATGTTATTACTTATCACTGGATAAATTATTTCATCATTATTTAAGAAACCTTTATAAACTAATGTAGAAGCCAATACTAATGTGATGCCACTTTGACAAAAATATCCTTCATTTACAATTTCGAAAGGGGTTGGCCAACTACTAGGAGTATAATAATCTAAGTATCTTGATTTAACATCTATACGAGAAAAATCCTCTAAGACTTCCTCAATATTAGAGTGATTTTTATTTCTTAAATCTCTCCAAGTTGATAGTCTTTGCTCTGGTGTTTGTGTATTGACAAACATCAATCAATTATGAGGACCAACGACTTATTAAATACTTCATGGTAATTTGCTTACCAGTTGTATTAACAGCCGAAATTTCTATATCAGTTCCGTTTCTCACAGATGTAAATTGCACATCTCCAGTTAATATATGAGCAACGTCAGTAGCCATATCTTGCATAAGTACTTCTGATGCAGTAGGATTAGATTGTGTGTTTCCAAACGAGTTTAAAAGCATTTGTCCTACTCTTCTATAGTTTCCATCTGTTGTTCCATCATATACACATGTATAATTTAGTATAAAACTGTCATAACTTGAGGCATCAAGTGTAACTGCTAATTGTGAGGAACCACTATTTGTAATAGTAGCAGAGTTCAAAGAATCAAATGTAGTAATTTTACTACCGCCACCTGCTGTTTCAGATGTTAGTAATTGAATATTTGTATCTAAGTTTAAAAGTCCTTTAATATCAGGATTCGCTGTTGCAAAGTATAATCCGTTTACAATATAATTAAAGTTTTGTGCTTCTTCCCTAGTTTTGAATTTAATAAATTGCTGATCATCAGTATCAGTTAAATTTAAATTGTAAGTTCCTAAGTTGTTGATAGATGTTGAACTAAATTTGTCGTTTACTAAAACACTCGTAAATAAATCTACATCCTTACTATCAAGTATATTATTAAACCATCTTTCTAATTTTGCTTTTACAGTATTATTTGTTCTAGTTTTAGCACCACTTGTTAAACCCAATGTATTAAGTGTACCAGTAGAATCCTCATGTAATGTAAATTCAACACCAGGTCCACTTGCTGAACCAACTGAATCATTAGATGCTTTCGTACTAATATAAATTTTGTTAGTAAATCCAGGTATTAATGCAATGTTAGGAAATTCTGGACTATTTTGTACTGTTGCTATTGCTTCTGTAATAGAAGTATTTCCTGATAAATTTAAACTTAAAACTGGAGTATGGTGTATTTTTGTTATGCCACTTAGTACTGTATCAGCAGTTCCAGATACATTTGCAGTAACTGGATTAGTAGAAGCAATAAAATATGTACTTCCTGAAACACCATTTAATACTATTTTTTCTGCATTACTAACTTGTGAAGCAGATGTTGATGCCTTTAGTTCTACTTTAGCACCAATTGGTAATCCATGAGATTCACTAATAATCTGCACATTAGCACCATTACTAGTAGAACCATAATTAATATAATCTAGGCCTGCAACAACTGGGTTACTTACAGATCCATCTACAACTGTAAATCCTGTTGAAGAAACAGATGTAACTTGATATGTTGCGTTACCGAATTGGGAAACATTAGCACCTATAAATTTTACATAGTCACCATTAGTAACACCTGCAACGTCTCCTGTTAATGTAACAACACTACTTGATGCCGCTGATGCAATAACTGGTCTAGCAGTATACCAAACATTACCGGTTGGTAATGATACTTTCATAGTATTTGTTTGTACATCAGATACGGGTAAAGTTTTACCATGTATCCAACTAGGGCCAAAGTCTGCATTACTGGAATCAGTTGTTGATTTCTCAACAAAAACGTGATCGTTTGTAGAAGCATTACTATATAATGCACTTGTACCAGTTGATATAGTTACTGTTGAACCACTTGCTGATAAGGTAACCGGGGAAATACTTTTATTAGAATTATTACTTACTAATAAATTTCCTAATGTTAAACTTGTAGGATTAGATATAGTGGTACCGTCTTCGTAAATTGCTAAATGTTTAAATTCTAATCCTATGAGTCCGGTTCCAGTTGTTTCATTTACTCTTACTAAGGAATTAGATAATTGTCTATACGCAGGTATACTTTCTTGTGCGTTAAAACTTTGAGTACTTGTTCCTGCAAATACTGTAGTCGTATTTGATATAGATTGCTTAACAGCAGAATTACCGTAATATGTGACTGATATTTCATCTGTCGATAACGGTGCAACTCTATATGCTAATGTATGAGTATTAGAGCCTAATGTAGAAGTACTTAAACTATAATCTGTATCAGCAGATGGTAAAGCACTGGTATTATCACCAGTTAATTTTACTGTATTTTTTAGTACAGTGACATCTGTAGACTTAAAGTTTTCATTTGTTAAAATGTTTTTAATATTGTTTGGGGTAAATGTAATTAACTTAGTATTTGTTAATGTTTGTGCTGAAGATAAAGTTACGTCTAATTGACTTGCATTGCCATTATTTGCTGATGTACTAACAACGGAAACCGTTCCAGTGACCTCATCACCTGACAATACATCACCAGCACTTATAAATGCATTACTAGAACCTACTGTAACTGTTGTACTATTTGATACATTTGCAACTGGAAAAGCAGTAGGACTATTGTAAATATTTGGATTAAATACTGTTTTACCACTTCCACTAAATGTTTCTGTAGTAATACCCCAAGAACTTGATGTAGTAACACCGTCATAAGTTCCTATAGGAAACCTTTTATGTGGCACAGTAAAATGTATAATTCTTGTATTAGAAATACTTACAGAATGTGCTAATGCACTTGTGGTAGTTTCTGCTACACTAATATTAGATGTAACACTTAGTTCACCACCGATGTATAATTGTTTGCTATCAGTTGCAAAACCAAATTCTCCAGACCTTAACGGTTGAGGTAGATCTTGCTTCAAACCTCTACGTTGCTGAATCCTAGAAATTATTACATTATCGTTTGTTGTTACTGTTGCCATACTATTAAGTCTCCTAACTTACTAGTATTTATCATCTTTTGCTAATGTTTGTTATAATAGTCTGCAAGTCTATCAGACCATTTATCACAGTATGTATCGAACTCTTCGTCTTTAATCGTATATTCTTTAAACTTACTATCACGATCAACCATTAAGATTACAACTTTTCGTATATTTGTTCCCATCATTTCATTATGAGCCAATGCATAGGCACAACCTTGCATGAAGTAATCCTCAATCCATTCTCTTTTTTTAATTTTCTTTGCAGTTTTAAAGTCTATAATTGCTTCTTCACCTTCATACATACCAATTGCATCTGATGTTCCTGCATAAAGTCCTTCTGCAATTAATCCAACCTCTACTCCCCATAATTCATCTACTTTAGCAAGTCCATTGTTAATCATTTCTTCTGTCATAGACTTAGCCATAACACTTATAAAGTTATTACCTTTAATTTCGTATTCTTCATTCAGTATGAATTTTTCTAAGGCGTTATGTACTTTAGTACCTAGACCTGCACTTTCTCTGCTGATACGATTTGCTTCTTCATCACCTACTCTCTTACGCCAGGCTATAAGGGCAGTTTTATCTCCGGTGTCTGAAAGGACTGTGGTTACACTAGGTACAGGTTTACCTGAATCACCAACGTATTGTCTTTGTCCGTTTTTTTGAGTTTCTCTTCGTAAGGCTGGGTAGTCGTATTTGTTCTTTAACATTAAATTTAAAAATTATTTTATATACTATGTACTTACCAGGATATGTTCCAGGTAATAGTATTATTTGAGCTAGAATTAGTTAAAATGGATACTCCGTAACCTAAGTTTACAAAATACTCTTTAACATAATTTATTTGATCTAATTTTGTTGGATTTGTTGTAATAGAGTTATGTACATTGTAATATACATTACTATCTGTCATTGTTGTTCCAGATGTAACATTTGCATAAAGTACGCCAGCATCAACATTTGCAAGGACAACATTTTCTATTGCTCTAATTTCGCCATGAATAACACTATTATTTCTAGTATTAGTTCTTGCTTGTGTGGCATTTACAAAAATATTAGCCATTATAACTCCGCTTTAATATCACTTAGTGCTTGGTCACCTGCCATAGCACTTACATCTACTTCTTCTTCGTCGTCTTCAGAATTATTTTTATTTAAATCTGCAAGTTCATCTTTGGGTATGATTTTTTCTGAATCTTGACTACTTGCATATCCTGACTTTTCTACTGCTTGAATAATTTCTTCTATTGAAGCAACAAAGCCTTGATCTTTTAGTTTATTTTGGAATTTTTCTGTAGATATCTTTTTAATGTCTTTGGACATTGCCATAGCCATAAGATCTTGTACTGCTAATAGTAATTCGTTTTCGTAAGATTCTTGTACGTTTACTACCTCAGTAATAAGCATTGCTTATACCTCTACTGGTGCTCTACCTAGTGGCTCTTCCTCAGGACCTGCCGCCGCTGGTTCGTTCACATCCATTTCAGGCTCTAATGCTAAATCGTCTATTGGGTCTGAACCTAGGTCACTGTCAATATCACCTAACTCTGCTGTGTCACCTAATCCGCCTGCATTCATATCTTGTCCAGTAATGCCACCTACTAATTGGTTAACACCTTCTTTAGCCGCCTTGGCACTTTCTAGTGCTGAACTTAAAGTTTGCTCTGCTGAATCTTTAAATTGTGCGGCCGCATCTGCACCAAATTCGTGTATCATTTGATCTGCAATAGCAGGAATATCTTCGTTTACCATTCTTCCTAGTCTTTCAACGTGGTCTTGAATGTCGTCTGCTAATGCTCTAACAGCCATAACAACTTCTGCTTCTTCAACAGTTGTACCTTCAATCTCTTCTGCTAACATATCATCTATAATACTATCAAACATGCTTTCGTTTTTCTTTTCTGTTTTAGATAACATATCGTTAACTTCGTCTGCTGACATGTTTAATTCTTTACCAATCTCTTCGTCGCTCATGCCTTTGTCTCTGAGACTATGTCCAAATTTTGTTGCTTCGTTTGTATTATGTTGTGCAACTTTGGCTCCAAAGAACTTAATACCATTTGTTAAAGCATCTTCTTCTAAGCCGTTGAGGAAGCCAACAACTGAGTCTCTACTTTTACCTGATGCTGTAGAAAACATGTTAAGTTTTTCTTCTATAGCATCTATACTGGAAGGGTCAGTAAGTTCAACACCTACTTCTTTTGCTAATTCACTTAAAAGGTATTCGTTAAGGTCTGTGTTAGGTCCTTCTGTAGCAATTTCTTCTAGAGATTCACTATGTGAACCACATGTTGATTCGTAGTAGTCTTTAGCCGCTTTAATTACTATAGGTAAAATAACACCATCTTCGTGTGAGTATCTAGAATCTTGTCTAAATCTATTCATACATTCACAACTTGCTTCGTCAACAGTATATCCACCGTCCATTAAACTTTGCACTTCTGCAACTAAGTTTGTTTTCATTTCCTGATATGCAGGTGACTCAGCATAATAACCTTCTGCTAACATAGTGTCTATGACATCTTTAATGCCTAGATACTTTGCATATTCAGGTTCTAATTGAAATTGCTTTGATGTATTTTTTAGTTTAATAATTGCATTTTGAGACATTTCTCTAATAGTTTCTAACTTTTCTTTCTTTGGGAAAGAAGTTTTGATACTCATATTAAATTGCTCTTTTAACAACTTATTAATATTATTAATTTTCGTTTTTCCGTTTGGGTTAAAATCTCTTATAAACATTGTTTCTTCCTAAGTATATGTTCGCTATACTCTTATTTATCAATTTGATGATATTTTTTTAATAATATGCAAGGTACCTTTTGGCTTCCTTGATCATTCCTAAACTTTCTTGCATTCTTACACCAGCAGTAAATACCTTTGTGGTATCTTTACTAGTTCTTATTGTGTGTTTATAAAACATTATGTCGTTAGTATGTTTGTGATACATATTAACATGATGGCATATTTGAGAAACTCCTCTTTCGCCTTCTTTATTAAGTGTGTCACAGAAGTTGTTAGCAGTTCTACTAAAGGGGATATCTTTAACTAGTACTTCTTTGTTAATATAATTAAGTATATCAAAACCGTGTTTTGTCTTTTTTACAACAAATACACCCTTTTTTGCAACATTAGATGCTAAATTATCTAACTTCTTAGCAATATGCTTTGGGTTATAGTTTCCTTTTTTGCGGGTATGTTTTGTAGCCAATGTCTGCACCTTTTCTTATTTTTTGCAAAACGTCTTTTTTAAAAAGTTCTTCTGCAACATATTGTTCTCTTTCGTCTAAAGTATTTACTCCTGTAAAGCCTTGTAGATCAACTTTATTGAATATTCTTGACTCAGTACTACTTATTAAACTAAGGTATTCGTTTTTGCCTTTAACTGCTTTCATTACCCGCCGGCATGCATAGCCGCCATATGTTTTTTATATTTTTTGGTGCCTTTTTTGTGAGGAGATTTACCTTCTTCTAAATCTGAGGTGTCTAATTGAGACAATATATCATCTATTACACTACTGCTATCTATAACATTTAAGACGCCGCCACTTGCAAAGTCGCCCATGCGTTGTCCACCATGTACATCATCTGGATCTACACAATCTTCTACATCTAATCTTTCTAATTCAGAATATATTGCATACTCTAAATCTTCTTTGTTCTTAAATTGATGTTCTTCACCACGAAATTCGTCTACTAATTTATCAACACAGCCCATAGCAATAATGCTTCTTTCTTCGCCTTCGTATATACCTTTGCCTATTTTAATTTTGCCACTTTTCTTTTCTATAGGGCCTTTCCTTTTAATAATTTTTTTAGTCATAGGCTGAGCGACTGTGGCTATAGCACCTGCTGTTGTTTCTGTAATTATATCTCTTATAAGCATAATACTATTTATCATTCAATAAAGATGTTTTTAGATCCTCTGCAATTTGTTTTGCCATACTTGCATGTGATTTTCTACCTGCATGAGCACAATCTCTACCAAAATCCATTGGCATGTTTAATCTTAATCGTTCATTTATAAAGTAATAACTAGAATAAACAAGGCAGGGTATATTTAATTGATTTGCAATCTTATGTATTGTGTTTAAAGAATTAAGATCTCTATCAAAGCAATTTTCTATATTAAGTAACATATTTTGTAATACTTCTTTATGACAATCTTCAAATTGTCTACGCATCTTAGGAGCATTATCCATATCTTCTGTTGAGAAGTGTTTAAGTCCGTCCATCCATTCTAATTGGCCTATTCCAGTGCCTTGTACAGAATTTGATGCAAGTTTACCTTCTTGCCAATTATAAAAAAAAGATGATCTTATAGAAGGTGGCAACATCACAACTATTGCTTTGCAATTTCTTACTTCTGATTTAAAGAATAGATTCATATATAGATTAAAATAATCTAATCCTACTGCTGGTAATCCTATATTTGCTGATCTCATGTTCATTTCTTTACTTACAAGTTCAGGCCATATTTCGTCATGGTCCATGGCAGTTCCAAACGTATGACTGCAACCTATATATGCAATACATTCCGTATCAGAAAACTCCTCACATCTAAATCCATGACTATTAAGATAATATCGAATGTTATCATTACTATCAAAATCCTCGTCTATATAATTATTATGTATTAGGATTTTTCTATTTAAAGAGGTTTTACATACTTCCTTGAGTGTATCAGAATTATCTGTGACATGTTGATTTGTACATATGGTGTAATTGGGTCTTTGATTTTCTATTAACCATTCAGGATATACAACATCTGAATAATGTTGCTCATACATAGCAATACGAATCTTATGTAAATCTAATTTGCTGGAATCGTTAGATTCCTGAGAATGTTCATAGGCTATTTTATCAATACCTGAAAGTGTATCATAATAGTTGTATTTGTAGAACATGTCATAAGTCATGCTTATATTTAACTAAAATACTATATGATTTAGAATTTTTTGGATTTCAGATTACGCTCTATTTTCTCTTCTAATATATCTTTTAAAAACTGATCTAGACTTTCTAATGGTGTTGCTCTTTCACCATCCTTATGTTTTTGTACTAATAAGTTTTTCAGTTTATAAAGTTCTTGTACTAAATCAGGTATGTTTTCCCTTATAAGATAAAGAGATTCATCTATTTTTTCTTTTATTTTGTAATATTCAATAACGTCTGGGTCTCGTTTATCATTATAACCTGCATTATCTGGTGCCTTCTTTTCGATTTCGATCTTTAATTTCATTCTGGGAATTCTTAATTTCTCAATTCTATTTGCATGAGATCTAATAAGGTCACCTATTCTTGCAAATTCAAATAAAGGACTTCCCAACCTCATTTCAAGTCTAGAGAATTGCGGTCCTTGATATATTTCGGATGCATTGAAAGGTTTATTTGGCTCAGAAAAGTCAAGTTCTGTTTGATCTGGATGTGGTTTAGTTTTGTGTAACTCTTTAGGAACTGTCACGTACTTATGTTCACCGTATCCTATTTTGTCTGCCATTAATAGTATAGACTTTCTTCCTGCACTATATTTGTAATATTCAGGTGATTGTTTTTTTGACCAATCAAATCGTAAACCGCCTAATATAAATTCTTCTGCATCGTCCTTAATAAAAAGTCTAAGTACATCTATTAAATTCATTTTAGGATTAATTTTAAAATCCCACAGATCGTATTTGTAATTAGTAGAACCGGTTGTAATAAAACTTAGATTTTCTTCCGGACTAATATCTTTGTATAGTTTGTCTGCTTCTTCTATTTCCGTATTACTTCTTAGTTCTTTATAATGCTCAATAATATCTTCTAGACTAGCATCTACTTCTACAACATTTATCTTATCCATGTCTAAATTATGTGCCGCATCGTATCTATGATGTCCGTTGACTAGATACCCATTTTTATCAACTACTAAAGGCTTGTACTTATTATTTAATATCATCACCTCTGATGAGCTGACGAGTCCCTTTACTCTTTGACTTTGTACTGGCTTAATTTCATTTAAATCCATTTCTTTAAATGTATAATCAAAATCAGACTTTGCTAAATGTTTTATATTAACTTGTGGTAATTCTTTTCTGTCGTAATGTTTGTCGCTCACTTTACGCTCAGGAATTAATTCTTCATAAATACCACCACCAAATTTAAAGTGTGATTTTTTCTTTTTCTTTTTCTTTTTACGACTTGGCATTGTGCCTAAGCCATAAAATCCTGCTGGAGCACTAGGCGTGGAATCAGCGGAGCCAGTGTCACCACTGCCTGCAGACCCGCCGCCTCCACTTGAATTTCCGTGGGCACCGCCACCTGAACCATTGCCTGGACCTGCACCACCGCCAGTTCCTGCACCAGCACCTGAGCCAGCACCTGCTCCTGCTCCTGCTCCTGCTCCTGCACCACCGCCTCCGGCACCACCACCGCCTCCGGCGCCACCGCCGTCAGCCATAAGGTTCTTTTTCTTTTTTTCTAACTCTTTCTTAGTTAAAAATAATTCTTCTAGTTTACTCATTTTGTAAGTCCTATTTGAGGGTACGGATAACTTTTTTCTTTTGTTACAGTATATATTGTGCCTACTGCTAAATCTCTTGCTAATATATCTTCTATTGTTTTCACATAGCATATCATTTTAGTAGGTTTATCTACAAACATTATTCCGTCTAACTCTCCTTTAGCATTTTTAACATTCATATAATTAAGGATGTTTAATGCACCATATATCTTTTTAAATTGTGCTTCGTTACCACTATTAAATAAATTTACTAATTCTGTTAGTTGGCTTCCATCTAGTGTAGGCATGTGAGAATTAAATAAGCCTTTAATATGTTTTAAAAAGTTTTGTGATCGTAGAGGCTCTTGTATTAACTTAGGGTCTCTTAAACAAGCCATTAAGTCACCTGTGTTAATGCCTGTTGCAGGGGAGTTAGCAACTATGTCTATATCAGCAAATTCTGTATAAAATGCTTTTGTTTTAGACTGCCAATTATCATCTGGCTTTACATGGTAATCAACAAATCTAGCATTCTTGGCCGTCTTTGTTTTAACTTCTACATGTTTTCCATCAACTATTAAGTCACCAACACCTTTACCGGAACCAATACCTGATATTCTTTTACTAAGAACAGCAAACAAAAATTCTCCTGCCCCTATACCATAACCAGAAACATCTGCTAAATCATCTACTAGTTCCGTCATGTATTCTTCTATACCATACCCTTTAAAAACACTTTTAAAATTATATTCACCTGG